GAGGGGAGGCAGGCGATGCAAGAGGGGGGTGGTTTTTTTAAGACCCCTCCCCCCCATGCCTTCGCATCCCCGAGATCGAACGAACTCTAAGTTACACGTGTGACTTTGGTGTAGACTCCAAGAACATTCTCTCTCACTATCTCATCGATCGCTTGCTCGACTGCCACATCCTGGTCAGGATCGGAGATCTCATTTGAAGTTTGAACAATCCGAGCAAGGAACGACGTTGAATGGTAGCCGGCTCTTTCATCCCACTGGTACCAATCATCGAAATGTGTGAAAGGATCGAATGGATTGTCAAATGTAGTTAGCATTGACTCAGTAGTCATTCATACTCCTTTCTCACAATCAAGTACTATGCTAAGTACTGTGTAAGTACTACACATTGATCGATGCTTTCAGTGTACTGAGCGATACACCTAGTTGATCAGCAACCTGTGCTTGAGTAGCACCACTAGCCAAGAGTTGCTTTGCTCTTGCTATCCTGGTTGTAGTCATGAGTCGCTGAGTCTTTGGTGTTGCCAACTTACGAACTATGTCAAGGTTCGCTTTATCCAGGATCTGGTCTAATTGATGATGTGAAATGGCGCCTGCTTGAATAGCCAGCCACTCATTGGATTCAATCTCGACTTCCAATCTCTTAGCACCCGTTCTGATACGGGCCTCGGTAAGAGCCTGGTTCTTGATCTTCTTCACTGTCTCAGGGTCCATTCCTGGATTGGCGGCCCTTCTTGCATGGATGTTGGCGTTTGCTATGACCTGGGCTTGTCGTTCAAGAGGGCGGTTTCTCTCGACGGTGCGGAGCTTCGCATCCAAAGATTTAACTTCGTTTGCGAATGTTGCTTTTGCTGAAGGTGAGTACTTGAGATTGGGGGTATTAACCAACTCTAGTCTTGCTTGATTGGCTAGTGCTTTGAGTTTGTTTGAATGTTCAGCATACAATCTCTCTGCTACAGTACCAACACCACCACCAGACAGTAGGCTTCTCGCATCATCTTCGATAGATAGTCTCTCTACCACATCAATAGCGTCTTCGAAATCACCCTTCTTATTACGTTGCTGACGATTCGTTGGTACGAACTCACGACGACCCGTCTCTTTGTTGATTGGACCACCCAATTCAGCAGGGCGTGCCTTTCGTTCTGGTATACGAGTTTCTGCACCAGCCTTTGAAATCAAGGTAGATGCGCCAGCATTCTTCCTACCCTGATACTTCTCTTTGAGTGAGGAGATTCGATTGTCTCTCTCCGACTGCTTGTAATCCAATGAGTGTTTGTCAGAGTCAATCACAACCATTGAGTGACGAACAGCAGCTGCTAAGTCATTGGGTGCTGCACCTTGAAGGGTCATGTCTGTAACTAGATTCGACACCTTACCCATTTCGATGTGCTTAGTACGAGGAGTTGGTGACTTACCTGATGGAAAGACAACCTTCTTCTCATCCGCATCCCAAGTACCACCATCCACAGTCTTCATGCCATGGTAAGGTGGATACGACAATTTCGGATCAAAATCTCTCAGCCCCTCTAATGTTGGCTTGATTGAGATCTTACGTTGACTATCTGGAATGACCAGTACCGTATCACCATCGAAATCAGCACCAGACAATCGTTCAGCAACCTTCGGATGAATGCCGATGGCAAACTCTGCTGTTGGGCCGATTGATTTCTTAGCATTCTTATGACTGTTGTTGACAATCAATTCGGGAATCTCGAACGTGCCACCATGAGGATAACGAATCAGAACAACTCTTTCACCATCACGAAATGTGGGTGCATACACATGAGTTGGATTGATGTCCTCTACAGGAAGAATTACTTTCCATGCTTGACGCTTGAATCCAGCGGCCTCGAGATGGACAGCCGCAGAATCGGTCTCATCAGAGAACGTTTCAAGCATCTTCTTCTTGACTGTTGGGTTGGTGAGTGCAGAGATCTCTTCGAACTCTTTGCGACGTCGCTCAAACGTCATATCCAACTGCGTCTTGATCAATACTGGCTTCTGCTTCGACAACATTTGAGATGCAACCGAATCAGTCCATTTCTCCCAAGACTCATCTTCATTAACGATGTTCATCGCTGAAGTGAGCTTACCATCTTGATCAATGATCTGACGACGAATGTTCGATCCGAACGGGTTGTTTGGTTGGTGTTGAACTTTCTCGAGCTTCTTCATAGCATCGAGTTTGTTACCAGTATCACTCTTGTTGGTGTTGAACAGAAGATCTACACCTTCAGGCATGTCTGCTTTGTAAACAGCCATTCCCTTTAGATAATGTGAATCTCCTACTTGAACACGAACCTGAGCATACCTAGACCCACCCAAAGCAATGTCATCTACACCCTCTCGAACATAGATGACACCATCCGACAGATTACCTCCATCTTCCCGATATCTGATTCCAACACGATCGAGACTCACTGACAAAGGCGGCTGCAGCTTACCCTTAAAGGTTTCGCCTCCGTCATCTGAGAAATCGACCATTTGTTGAATACTATCTCGGTTGTTGAAGACATCTGTTCTAGTAGTCCCTGGCTTAGCCAAGATTCGATACTCAGTTCGTTGACCAGTAGCAACCTGAGGAAGGCTTGCGTCATGGACTTCGTAACCCTGAGCCTTGAGATGAAACAAGGCGGTATTCAGCCGAGTAGAACTGACACCAACATAGTTCTCGGTACCAGAACCAACATCCAAATACCCAACTTCATCCACTCTTTCTTTCAACTTAGCGGCAGTGGTCTCTACGATGTTCTCTTTGCGAGCTTCGGCCTGCTTCAGACGAAGTCTGACTGTGGGTTCGGGAATACCGAGTTGACGACTGATCTCGCTTGTACCAACACCTTTCTCACGAAGACGAACGACCGTGTTGATTTGATCCTGTCGATCAGCATTCACTTGAATGGATTTACGTGCACGAATCTCAGCAATTGAGACTCCCATTCCACGAGCAACTTCTTTCTCGCTCAGTCCTTGCCTTTCGAGATCTGCAACATAACCTAGGAAGTCCTGGTTCCTAGTATTGGTTTGTTGATGTGGAACGTTGTCTCCTGAGCCCCAAGGATATCTTCCCGATTTACGGGGAGTGCCATAGTGGATCAGATAGTCTTCATCAACGATCACAGCATGTCCTCCTCTTCTTTGAATCGCTCAATCTCCAAATCTGCCCAGATGATGGTTTGCATGATCTCGTAAATCTCTTGTGGATCAGGTTGACAAATCTCAACTTGACTGTTCTGGTAGATTCGAAGCTCGATCTTGATATCGAAAGGATCAACCGCATACTCCAAACAGAATATACCAGCATACACCTTGAGTTGATCCATTGATGCTCGAACTAATCCGGTTTTCAAGTCATGAATGCGAAGCCATCGTCGACGAAAGCACATGGTATCTGGTGTACCGAAACAGTTGTCTGAGTAATAGAGTGGCTGTTCCACGGACATGCGGTATTTGATACCATCCGCCACATAGGCAGAAAGTGTAGGATTCTCCTTTCGTGAGAATTCCATTCCGAGCTTGATAGCATTATGGGCCAGTTCATGAATTGACGTACCTCTTGCTGAGGCTTGTCTCGCTGTCCATCGTGCTCGTAGTTTCTGATCGTTGTATCTGATCCAGTGATATGTACTAGGGCTGAGGAATGCATGTTGCCCTGCAATCGCTGAATGCGTGTTGAAGCGCATCCAATACCTCCTCTTTATTCTCAGGGTAGATGAAGGCTGCGAACGACATGTCCGCAAATTGCTCAACATAGAACCGTTGGTTCGGTTGTTCTGGAGCGCTAGCTGATTCCTTCACTTCCAACATGGCATAACACGGGCCATGGTAGATGACAAGATCCGGTATTCCTTGAATATCACGAGGATCATTACGTTGAACAACGCAACCTGGGAACCGTTCTTTGAGTTCCTTCACAAGACTTGCTTGAAACTTACCTTCTCGCATAGTCACCTCGCAAAAACTAAATACTGTGTATCTCGACATTTCCCTCATTAGAACACGTGTTATTTGGATAGGTTTGTACTTAGATCATTTGGAAGCGTTGAAGTGTCGGGAAGCATGGTTCACCAAGCACTATGGACTTGCGAATGTCTTCCATCAGTAATCCGTTGCTTGTGGCGCACTCATATACATCCACATATCGAGTTCCTTCACCCACACTCCTAATCGGCCCGATGCGATCGTTTGCAGACGCAGTACGGAGTTGACTTGTATATCGCCAAGTAAACCAGCGAGGTCGCCAAACCAAATTGTCCGCTCGGTTGTTAGAGGGATTACCGTCCAGGTGTACGACCGTATCGCAGATATCATCTCTTCCGGATACGAATGCTCTCGCAACCAATCCACTAACTGATCTAGTACGTTGTGTTGTTCCACTAATGAGTCCAACTTTCACCACTCCTTGTGTTGTTAGGCTTTGAGCCATCCATCTTCCACTGGTCGCATTCACTACATCACCGTAGTTGCTGACCAGATAGTTGGGGAAGTCGGGTATGGTCACCCAATCTAATTCCATCCTGAGTTCCTCTCACTCGATTGTAAGGCGAAATAGGTATTAAGTACAAACCTCTTGAACACAACCTTCTTTGTAAACGTCACTTAATACTTATTTCTTTCTCGCGCCACGATTAGAGAAAATAGGTATTATGTATCACTTACGAGAAAGAGTTGCTCCAGGAGGTTTGTACTTATTACTTATTCTGAGCTAATTTCGTCCTTCACCTTCAACCCCATTTCAAATCCAAGGTATCGGGCAATAACACCTGCTCAGAAGGCATAAATCGCTTGCAATACGACCGTTCGTTGAAGTTTTTCTTGTGCTT